CGCATCTTCGCCGAAGGCCTCGCCGCCGCCGCGCCTGGATGACGTGCTGATCAAGCGGCTATTCCTGCGGCTCGCCAACAATTACGGCACCGCCTGGACCGGCCGATTTGCCTCGGCCGAGCTGCTCGAGGCCGCGAAAGCCGAATGGGCGATCGATCTCGCCCGTTATCGCCCGGGCGAAATCGGCCAGGCGATCGAGCTGTGCAAGCGGCAATTCCAATCGAAACCGCCGACGCTCGGCGAATTCCGCGCGCTCTGCGCGGCCATGGCCGCCGGACGGACGATCGCGGCGGCGACTGCCGCACCGCGCGCCGAGCGGGGCAAGGCGCTTGGCGAGCTCGCCAGGCTCCGCGGCCTGCTCGAGACGCCGAAATGAGGACCGGCCGGCGGCTGGGATTCCTGAGTATGGCCTGCGCCATATTTTTCTGGCTGAGCTATTTTGCGACCGTCGTGATGCTGATCCATACGGCCGCGAATGTCTGGTCGTCGGATTGGATCGCCGCGAATGGCCGCTCGACGCTGCTGGCCTGGATGGCGCTATGCGGCAGCCAATGGCTCGCGATCGTGATCGTGTTTCTCAATGCCAGGCGATGATCGCCAGCCAGACCGCCTAGGATCGCGTAAGGCGAATCAGAATAAGCGGCCCGCTATAGGGATACCGGGTATGGGAAATGCTAAGCGCTGGCGGCAGCCCAGGCGGCAGGATCGGATGATTTGACGCTGGGAACAGCTGCGAAATTGACCTGGATCAATCGCCTCGGCGAAGAAACTTGATCCAGATCAATATTGCCAAGTGTTCGTATAATCATGATTATGTAAAGTTTTATGCCGCCGCGGCCTTGCGCGGCAGGCTGCCCACGAACCGCTCCGGGCCGAGGCCGGCCGCCTGGCCGCTCGCCTCGAGGATCTCGACGCACCAATCCGCGCCGCAGCGATAGGCCTCGATGCGCGTGACCACGGTTCCGGAAGCGCGCTCGTAATTTGCGGAGGCCTCGCCGATGGCGCGGCGCAGCTCGCGGAAAAGCTCGGCGCCGGCGATCTTGATCTCGCCGACCATTTTCATATCGGCCATGTTTTCACCTTCGGATGATTGCCCGGCGCGGAGTGTCGCTGATTCAGCGGATCAAGCCAATATCATCGCCGTCTGGGCAATGCGCCGGTCCAAGATCGGATCCATATCCAATGCAAACGCGCCGCCAATAATGATCGATGCTCGCGATGGCATGCATCGCAGCATGTCCAATGCAATCGGATTCGCCGCCGCAGCACTTGCATCATTCCTTCGCTCCCGAGTCAGGCAGATCGCTCGGCTTGCCATGCGGCGATCCGGCGGCAAGGCGAACGAACTCAATCACCCACACCCACGGATTCGCGTCCCAGCCATAGCCCCGCGCGGCATTGATGGAATCCCATAGTTTTGCGAATCTGGCGCTGTCGCATTTGCAATTCCCGCCGGGCCCGCAGGTGCCGATTCCCTCGGCCCGAGCATCCGCCTCGCTGATTTCCTGCAGCCGCTCGAGGCGCACGCCCGTGATTTCGAGCAGGATGCGCGAAGCCCAGCGAGGCATATGCATCGACGCGCGCACCCTACCGGCTGCGCCTGCACATCCGGTGTTGCAACATTTGCCTGGGCCGTCCGCCCAATATCCGACGGTTCCGCGCGGCAGCTGCCCTGGGCTGAGGTGATCTTGGTCGAGGCGCGCGGCCCAGGATTCACGCACCCACAGATGGTCGCTTGGCTGGCCGTAGGGGCAATACAATGCATGATGTTCAGGCGTTCTTGGGCAATAGCAGTTTCGCGGTGTGACAAATACATGCCCGCCGCCCAAGGGCCGCGTGTCGCATGTATCGACTTTTGCAATCCTCCGCGTCTGGGTCTTGCGGCCATCAAGGATCGCGCGAACCATCGGAGCGCTAAACGAAATTGGGCGTTCTTTTATGCCATCGCTCATTTTTGGATGATCTATTCAGCCGGCAACAGCGCGAGCGCACGGTCCCGCATTTCCGCAAGCGTGCGCAAGGCATCCGGCCCTTCCGAGGCGGCCTCTTCCTCCAGGAATGGATATCCGCCATCGATCGAGGCGAGACATTCATCGCGCATGGCGGCGCGGCCCTCGGCGAACCAGATGGTTTCGTTGGGATCGCCGATCCTGATCAGGATGCCGCCGTCCGGTGCGCGGAAGGGAGAAAAATTTCTGGTCTTCCATATGAGCGCGACCCCGGGATTGCGCTCGAGATGATTCCCCGGCGGCGCGCGCCCTTCGCTCGGCAGATTGGCGGTGCGGCGCTTCGCCTTTGGCAGCGTCAGGAATGGGCAGGCCTTCGCGGCGAAAATCGCACAGTCGACATGCGATGGCGGCTCGGACGAAATTCGATTGATCGCGCACATCGGGCCGATTACAAATGCGAAATGGGAGCCGAGCGGCTCGCCGCAGATCCAGCATCGCCTGAAGCGCAGCGCAGCCCTGAATTTTGCCGAATCGATCACGCGGAAATCCGGCTTGCCGTCGATCCAGCAGACAAACCATGGGACCGGATAGCCGCGGGGATCGAGCGGCAGCGCTCGAATGCGGGGCGGCATTTCGGCATGCTGAAATTTTGCCGTCATTCCTTCGCTCCTGGCCCTGGCCGCCCGCTCGGTTTTTCCTTGATCCACGGCCCCGGCGGATCATCGCGGCCATCCCAGGCCATCGCGGCAATGAATGCATCCTGCGCTTCGGCATAGCAATATCGGCGGGCATAGCCGCGCGCATCAAGGCCGACAAAAAGGCCGGTGGTGAAAAGCATCGGGGCCAGGCCAATGATCGTGCCATCGGCAAGCTGGCGCAGGAAAAAATAATAGCCTTCGTCGCTGAGCAGCTTTAGCAGCTGCGGATCGATCTTCGATTCAGGGTGAATGATCATGAGAAGATCAGCATGTCATCGAGCCGGCGCTTGCTGACCGGGAAGACGATCACATCGCCGGCGATATAGGGATCGCTCAGATATTTTTCGCCGCCGAGCACCTCGAAACCGAGCCCTTGTTCCGCGGCCGTTATCCGTTGCCGCTCGATTCCCCGCCGCATGGATTCGCCGCCATCAGGAAAATACAAAAGCGTTGCCGATCGATTGCGCGGCAGGCCGAGCGATATGCCATCCTCATTGCATACCATGGTTGAATCTGGCCCCAAGGCGACAAGCTCCACAAATCCGCCGACCAATTTCTTCAGCTCTTCGTATTTCACCGTTTCCCACTCAACATCGTACGGCTCGCCATTCGCCGGAAAAATTATGGCTCGCATTGATCAGCCTGGCCGTTGCTGGATGAGATCATGTTCATAGTCCCAGCGCGCGCTGCGGATTTTCAATCACGTTGAAAACGACGCCGACCGGCTGCCGCCCTCGCCGCTCGATCTCATAGGAAATCTTGATATCGCTATGCCGATTAATTTCCTGCACCGCCGGATCGAGCACCCGCGCCTTCACGTTTCCGAACCGCTCATATTTGCCATCGAGCTCGAGACGGTCGCGCAAAAACTCAAGCGAAATCGTGCGCTCGCCGATGCGCTCGAACTGTTTCAGCATTTCATAGATCCGGATGGCATAGACCGAATTGAAGTGCGAAATGTGCTTCAGGCTGTAGCTCGTGAACTTCTGCGACAGCAAAGTGAGATAGGGTTCGATCTCTGGCGAGAATGCGATCGTCACGGACCCATCGCCATCGTTATAGGTGCGTTTGTAGATCCACCGCAGGCGCGTGGCGCTCTTGCGCTTTTCGATGTAGCGGATATCCCGCTCGAACAGATCCTCGGCGGCCTGCTTGATGATGGAATAGGCATGCTTCACCGCGACATCGAAGGCCGACGCAAACTCGCTGGCCGTGATGGTGATCGCGCCATGCATCGGCCGGCGGCTATCGACCTGGGCGATCGCGCACAACACGAGTCGCTGCTCATTCAGTGACAATCGATAACCGGCCTCGACCAGGCGGTTATCCTTGGAAACGCGCAATTCGGGCAGCCGATCCACGCTACACATTCTGCATATTGTAGCGATGGCAGCAATACCGGAATTTGTAGCACTTGGGGATCGAAATCCGGCCGATGACGCGCTGTGGATAACTGCCGCTTTTACCGGAATCTGTAGCGCGAGTACCGGAATCTGTAGCGCGAGTACCGGAATTTGTAGCACTTGATACCGGAATTTGTAGCTCGAAGCATTGCCAAGGCTTTGATAGATCGAACGATTCGGACGCCTAAAACAGGACTTCTAAAACATCTAAAACAGGTAAAAAGGGAACGGCTTGTGGATAATTTGAATTTCAACGGCAACAACACTGCGGCCATTCGGCGGTATTCTCCCGACGATGAAATCGTATCTGCGCAAGCTGCCTGGCGGTCTCTTCCGCCTCGACGATCAGGACGGATCCGATCGCGTGGCCAAGCTCGCGCCGGGATCCGTGGTCGCGATCGAATGGCATGAGCCGAGGAACTACGGCTTCCATAAAAAATTCTTCGCCATGCTGAAAGCCGGCTTCGATGCCTGGGAGCCGCCGGAGGCGGAATATCGCGGCCTGCCGGTCGAGAAGAATTTCGATCGCTTCCGCCGCGATTGCATCATCGCCGCCGGCTGGTATGACACGGTGGTGAACATCAAGGGCGAGGTGCGCGCCGAGGCGAAAAGCATGAGCTTCGCTGCGATGTCGGAAGATGAATTCCGCCAGCTGTATGACGCGGTCGCCGAGCTGCTGCTAAAGCATATCCTGGTGAACTATACCCGCGCGGATCTCGATCAAGTGGTCGAGACGATGCAGGGATTTTTGTGACAGTGAATTCACACTATGAAGACAGGCAGGGATGACCGCCGACCCCGCAGCGAATCTCGCAGCGCGAGCGCCACGGCGTTTTGTAATCATCGGCGGCGGCATATATGCTTCATGCATCTGACGCTTTGGGTGAGTCATGAAAGCCATCAAATTACGCATCTATCCGACACTTAAACAGCGCAGGCAGCTTGCCAGAGAGTTTGCCGCGCGGCGCAAAGTCTGGAATTGGGCGCTCGAATGCAGGTCGTTGTCCTATCGGTTGGATAAGACCTCACTGAACGTCGTGGCGCTGTCCCGATTACTCACTCAAGCCAAGGCGTCAGATACCTTCTTGAGATCGGCCAGCGCCACGGCTCTTAATAACACGCTGTGGGATTTAGACGCGGCCTTCCAGAATTTTTTCAGGAAACAAGCCCGTTACCCGCGCTTCAAAAAATTCGGCGTCGTAAATTCCGTTTGCTACCAGCTTGATAAACGCCAATTCATATTCCGGGATGGCGAACGGTTGAGCTTGCCGAAGCTAGGGGCCATGCGCGTTGTATGGTCCGCGCCAGTACCGGCGTTTCCGAACAGCGCGACGGTAAGCCGCACGCGGGATGGCGCATGGTTCGTGTCTTTGCAATACGATGCGCCGGATGCGATTAATCCTCCCTCGCCGGTGCGCGATGTCATTGGTCTGGATTTCGGTTTGACCACGCTGATAACTACCAGCGAAGGAGAGAAACATAACGGGCGCAAGCCCTTCAAGAGCAGCAAACGCCGGCTTGCCCGCTATCAACGCCGTTTATCGAAAGCGGCCAAAGGCGGGATTAACCGGCGCAAACTGAAATGCCGCGTAGCTCGCATCCATCGCAAGATAGGCGATCAGCGGCGGGATTTTTCGCATCAGCTTTCTACGCGCCTAGTCCGGGAAAACCGGGCAATAGGCATCGAAGATCTCGGCGTGAAAGGAATGATGGCTAACGGAAAGCTCGCCAGTGCGGTTGCTGATTGTGGATGGAGCGAGCTGCGTCGGCAGCTAACCTACAAAAGCGCATGGCTCGGACGCACGTTGGTTGTATTCCCGCGTTTCGAGCGCAGCACCGGCATTTGTCCGGCGTGCGGTCTTGTAGGTGAAAAGCTGCCGCTCGGCGTGCGGACCTGGACTTGTGGGTGCGGAGCGCATCACGACCGGGACATTGCCGCCGCGAAGGTGATTGCAATGTATACCGCGAGGAACGCGGGAATTAATGGCTTCGGACTGGCACATAAACCGGAGGATAGCGGAAACGCGAAAGTACGGGCCGGGGTGAAGAAGCAAACGCGCAGCGAGCAAGCCGGCACGGACGCCGACAGCACGGCTTATCCGGCCGTGCGGTTGCGAGCGTAAGCCGCCGATTCCGAGGATTTATCCGGGGCGCGATTCGGCGCTCTGGGGCCCATAAATTCCGGCCATGCCCTGAAAATTGGCGAAAATCTGCCATTTTTCTGCCCTTGATTATATCCCACATACGGATATAATTAAGGACATGAAACAGGAGCGCAACGCCATGAAACCCCGCAAGAGTATCTATCACGACCTGATCAATGATCGGCTGGCAGGCCTGAACAAGGCCGATTTCGATCCCCGCCATATCGAGGCCTATATGCGGCTCGAGCATTCCACCCTCGATGGCCTCGCGCTGGATGCCTTCACGCAGGAGATCGAAATCGCCATTGCCTGCATCGCGCATGATGGCCTCGCTAATGCCGAGCGCTGCGCAAAATCTTTTGGCCTTTGAATTGGAGACGACATGATCAACGTGCAAACCCTAGAAACCACCCTCGCCCGCCTCGGCCTTTCCGATGCTCAGGTATGGGAATTCGTGAAAGCCATCACCCGCGATCAGGCGGAATACCGCCGCCGCGAGGCCGAGGAGGATGCCCGCTATATCGAGGCCGCCAATGCGCGCGATCAGCACCGCGCCGCCGATGCGCTCTATGGCCCGCTGGTCAATGCCCATGAGGGCGATGATCGCGATCCGGCCGCCGAGCGCGAATATGCCCTGCAGATGGGCAGCTGGAATCGGGATCGCGCATGATCCGCCGGGGCGATCGGATATCGATCCTGCCTGAATGGCAGGATCAGGGCGATGATCAGATCGAATACATCGCGATCGATGACGAAGAAAAGGGCCGGGTATCGATCCAGGCGCAGCTTGGCCTGCCCATTAATCCGATCCATATGGTTGCAACCTACATGATCCGCAAAGAGGCACCATGACTACACCAGCAGATGAAGGCATCGCGGCAGCCAAGCGCGATGATGCGGCGCGCGCCAAGCGCGGCGGGAAGAAAGCCAGCAAGAAAGCCGCGCTTGAAGCGCGCTCGGAGAATGCGGCGGTCTATGCGATCAATCCCGAGATTCAGAAACAGGACGGCGACGATCTGATCGCGATGGCCATTGAAAATTTGCAGGCACGACTGCGCGCGCCGGGCCCGGATTTCGGAAGTCCGACGGCCGCGCGCGAATATCTGATCCTCACCCTGGCTGAGCGCGAGCATGAAATATTCGGCTGCCTCTTCCTCGACAATCGCCATCGGCTGATCGCGATCGAGGAAATGTTCCGGGGCACATTGAATGGCACGGCGGTATATCCGCGCGAAGTTGCCAAGCGCGCCCTGGCGCATAATTCCGCGGCGGTGATCTTTTTCCATAATCATCCCTCGGGCGATCCCGATCCGAGCCGGGCCGATGAGGCGCTCACGCAGCGGCTAAAGGAAGCGCTGGCGATGCCCGATATTCGGACGCTCGACCACATCATCGTCGGCGGATCGACCACCATGTCATTCGCCGAGCGCGGCATGCTCTGAGGGGCCATCCATGTCCAAAATGACGCTGATGACCCGCCTGTGCACGCGCTGCGGCCATGAATGGATCGCGCGCCAGCTCGCCTTGCCCCGCCGCTGCCCGCGCTGCCGATCGCCCTATTGGCATAAGCGGATCGAGCGGCCGACGACCTCGGCGGCGCAGCGCAAGCGCTGGGGCCGATGACGTCTATATGCGTATATACGCATATATATGCGTAACGCCGTGGCAAGACACGGCATGACACATCAAGGCAAGCCATGCCAATGCAAGGCCCGGCATGCCGGGACAAGCCAAGCCAAGCCAGGGCATGACGTGACCGGCCCGGATGTGTCAAGACAAGGCATGGCTGGGCATGTATGATCCCGCCATGGCAAGCCCTGGCAAGACAGGGCGTGCCGGGGCAAGCCGAGATATTGCCGGGGCCAATGGCCAGGGTCCGATGAGGACGATGACGACACAGCACCCGAATGATCAGGAACGCGCGCAGCTCCGCGCGCTCTATGGCGCCGGCCTGCCGCCGGTGGATAAAGCCCGGGCCCTTGGCGCGAGGCTTTTGCACGCATTGATCCGCGAGAATCGCCCGGATGCCGCCAAGCAATCGGCGATCGCCTGCATCCGGATGCAGACCTTCTTTGGATCGATCGATGATCATGGCGACTAAGCTCGAGATCGCGCCGAATCTAGTCCTGCCGATCGATGCGGTGACGCAAACCATCGCGATCATGTCGAAACGCGGAACGGGCAAGACTCATACTGCGTCCGTCATGGCCGAGGAAATGCTGAAGCACGGCCAGACCGTCGTCGTCTATGATCCGACCTCCGCATGGTGGGGACTCAAGTCGTCGGCCAGCGGAAAGCGCCGCGGCTTCCCGATCGTGATCTTCGGCGGCGAGCATGCCGATGTGCCGCTCGAGGAGAATGCCGGCGAGCTCATCGCGAATGTGATCGTCGATAAGCGCATTTCCGCGATCCTCGATTGCGGCCTGCTCCGCAAGGGCGCGCGCATTCGCTTCATGACCGCATTTTGCGAAGCGCTTTATCATCGCAACCGCGAGCCGCTGCACCTTTTTGTTGATGAAGCACAGACCGTGGCGCCGCAAAACCTCAAGGCCATGCCGGAAATTGCGCGGCTGGTAGGAGCGCTAGAAGACATCATTCTTCAAGGCCGCCGGCGGGGCCTGGGCGTGACCGTCATCAGCCCGCGCCCGGCGATTCTGAATACCAGCATTCGCTCGGCCTGCGAGGTGCTGATCGCCATGCAGATCGTCGGCCCGCATGACCGCAAGGCGATCCAGGAATGGATCGATGTGCATGGCGATGATGCCGAAAAAGCCAAGGAAATGATGGCGAGCCTTTCATCGCTCAAGCGCGGCGAGGCCTGGGTATGGTCGCCCGCTTGGCTGGAATTGTTCGTGCGCACCAAATTCCGCGCTCGCCAGACCTTCGATTCCAGCGCCACGCCTACCGTCGGCAGCCGGCCGCGCGCGCCATCGAAAATGGCCGAGATCGATATCGCCAAGCTCGGGGCGGATATTTCCGCGGCGGCCGAAAAGGCCAAGGCCGATGATCCGCGGATCCTGCGCGCGCGCATCGCCGAGCTCGAGCGGGCGCAGCCCCGCGAAAAATCGATCAAGGTGGAAGTGCCGATCCTCAGCAAGCCCGCCTATGCCTTCATTCGCGATCATGCCGGGCAGATGCAGAAGGCGCTTGCCAAAATCAAGGCCATCCATGAGGCCTGGGGCCATAATCTATCGCTGATCGATAAGCGCATCGCCGATCTCATTGCGGTGCTCGAGCGGGCGGCGAATACCAAGCCGGCGGAAAGCTCAATGGCGCTAGCGACAAGGATCGTCCAGCCCGGCGCGCCATCCGGGTCAGAGCCCAAGCCAAAAGCCAGCGGGAGCGGGGGCGGCAATGGGGCCGCGCCCCGCCTGGGCGCCGGCGAAATCAAGATTCTGACGGCCATTGCGCAGCATTCGGAAGGGGTGAGCCAGGAGCAGATCACAGTGCTGACCGGCTACAAACGATCGAGCCGGAATACCTACATGCAGCGGCTGGCTCAGCATCGATTGATCGCTCGGCGCGGGGATGTTTTTCATGCGACCGATCTCGGCATTCAAACCCTCGGGCCTGAATTTCTGCCGCTGCCGACCGGCGCCGAGCTGCGCGCCTATTGGCTGCGCGAGCTCCCGGAGGGCGAAAAGCGCCTGCTGGCCGAATTGATCAAGCACTATCCGGCGGGCCTTGATCAGGACATGCTATCGGCGGCGACGGCCTACAAGCGCTCGAGCCGCAATACTTACCTGCAGCGATTGCGCTCGCGGCAGCTCATCGTATCCGAAGGCGGCGGCATGCTGCGGGCGAGCGACAAATTGTTCTGAGGAGTACAAAGCTATTGCAGCCTAGGAGTGGAGCCGCTTTGTTTGTCAGCATCGGAGGAAAAGTGAGCTTGTACCAGTGCGAGAAGTGCGGATGTTGCGAGAACACGGCGCTCGGCTGTTATTGGGGTCGAGAACGCAAACTGTGTTCGGAATGTGGGACCGGGAAGTGGCACGGCGAGTTCGACAAAGTGTTGCTACCCAAAGGGCAATTTGTCACGAATGACGAGGGCAACTTGGCGCACCGCGAAACAGGAGATACCGATTTCCTGAAGTATGCGTTGGAGCCAAACGCTGATGGGATCGCTGCGCCATGATCGATCTACAGGAAACGCGCCATGACAGCCGGCGATGATCTCAAGCGGCATCGCAAATGGGTGATCCCCGAAGGCCTTCCGGCGAAGCGCTGCCGGAGCGCGCAATGCAGCGCGACGATTTACTTTGTGCCGACCGGCAAGATCGATCCGCAGACCGGGATTGAGAAGTGCATCCCGGTCGATCCGGATGGCACGCCGCATTGGGCGACGTGTCCTGACGCGGCGCGATTCAAGCAGCGCAAGGCGAGGGAGGGCGGGGGCAATGGCTGATCTCGAGGCGATCGGGCGCCTGGCATTCCGCCAGGAGGGCGGAAATTGGACTGCCTACTACGCGCTGCCGCATGACATGGCGGGCGCGGTGCCGCTCGGATCGATCCGCATGGCGGCGGTGATCGCCAATCCCGAGCGCAAGCAGGCATTCATCGATCTCATGCGCGATGTCGTGGCCGATATCCTCGAAATTCAGATCGGCAGCCGGCCGATCTGGACGGCGCCGACCGCCGCGCCCGAGCATGAGCGATCGGGCGAGGCATGACCGCCCGGATCCGGCCCGCGCAGCGGACGCTGGAATTTCTCCGGCGCCATGGCGCCATGCCGCATGTCACCGAAAAATGGAATCCCCATGCCGGCCCGATCCGGCCCGATGGCCTTCGCATCGGCGTGCGCCAGGATATGTTCGGCCTGGTCGACGTGCTTGCCCTCTGGGACGGTCGCACCGATTTCATCCAGGCCTGCGGCGTCGATGTCTCATCTCATATCCGCAAGATCAGCGAATCGGTCGATCTGCGGGCGCGGCTCGCGCGGATCCTGGCGGATTATCCGCGCCGGCGATTCTTCATCATGGCCTGGCGCCGGCGGCAGCTCAAAGGCCAATCGCGCCCGGAATGGGTGAAGCGCGTCATCGAATATCGCCCGGATGGCGAATGCGAGATTACGATCGAGGATTATCTCGAGGGCGTATCCACCGCGATGATCGCGAGCGCGATCAAGGAGAAAAGCCGATGCCTTTCAAGCTGAAGAAGACCAGTGCGCAGGTGAAAAATTGGAATCCCCGGGTCGAGAATCACGGCGATGAGCCGATGCTGGCGAGCGATGTCACCTTCCTGATCAGCGCGCCGGCGGGCATCCTGGCCGAGATCGCCGGCGAGGATGGCATATTCGATTCGCTGCTATGGAATGCCGATGGCATGGTGCGCGATCTCAAATTCTCGGCGATCGCATTCGATATTTCTTACGAGGCCTACAAGATCACGCTCTTCGCCAATGGCGGCGAGACGACCTTCGGCGATATCCACATGCGCAAATTCAAGGCCTATCCCAAGGACGGCCGGCGCATCGAGCTGAAATTCCAGGTCCAGATTCATCCGACGCCGAAACAGGTCGAAGCGCTGGGCCAGGCGCTCATGAGCGATCATGTGACGATCCGCATCGAGGCGCAGAAGAATGCCAGCGAATCGACGGCGGCGGCCGAAAATCATGAGCTGCCGCTCGAAGAGCCCATCGAGGCCTAGCAAAAATGGCGAAGCAGGGAGCGAAGCCGAAAGGCCGCGGGCTATGGAAAAACAGAATTATCGGGCGAGGAATGGAGGATCCCGCGAAGCTCATGGCCAATCCGTTCAATTTTCGACGCCATGGCAAAGCGCAAGCGATGGCCATGCGCGGAATTCTCGGCCGCATCGGATGGGTGCAAGACATCGTCGTGAACAAGCGCAGCGGGCATATTGTTGATGGCCACTTGCGCAATCACCTCGCGATCGAATCAAAAGAGCAAGTTCCGGTGGTCTATGTCGATCTTTCTCCAGCCGAGGAAAAGCTGGTGCTGGCGACCTTCGATCCGATTGGCGATATGGCCCAAGCCAATGACGATCAGATCGCGGCACTGATCGCGGGATTTTCGGCGGGCGATGCCGAGATCGCATCGATGGTTCACGGCACCGAGTCGATCAAATCGGGCAACACGGATCCCGATGATGTCCCATCCCTTTTTTCAAAAGCGATCAGCGTGCCGGGCGATGTTTGGATTTTGAACGATCACCGGATCATGTGTGGCAACAGTAGGGAAAAAGAAAGTGTACGGAAGCTATTGGTCGGCAACGGTTGCGATCTTTGTTTCACATCTCCGCCATACGGCGCCGGAAAAGCGGCTAAGCTTCGCGATCATTATGTGCGCGGTGCAAACAAACGCGAATCGTTCTATGTCAATCATGACGATGAACCGGAAGGATGGAAAAGCTTGATGCAGGACTGGCGAGCCATCGCCGCCGATGTCTGCGATGTCATCGTGAGCAACATACAAATGCTCGCCGATAACAAAATAGCGATGATCGAGTTGTTGTATGAGTGGCGCGAGGAGTTGTGCGACATCGTGATATGGGACAAGGACACCGGCGCACCGCAAATGCAGCAGAACGTCATGAACAATGCATTCGAGTTTGTGTTTATCCATCGCAAAAGCGGCGCGAGCAGGAGCATTCCGTTTGGTTCATTTCACGGAACGCTGCCGAACATTGTGCGGATCAATCCGAAGGGAAAAAATAGCTTGCAGCAGATCCATCGGGCCGTGATGCCGGTCGACCTGGCACTGTGGGCATTGCGTGATCTATGTTCGCAAGCACAGTCGGTATACGATCCATTTTTGGGTAGCGGCACGACCCTCATTGCCGCCGAGCAAACCGGCCGCCGATGTTATGCGATGGAGATCGATCCCCTCTATATCGATCTCGCCATCAGGCGATGGCAGGAATTTACCGGCAAAAATGCGATATCCGAATCGACTGGAAAACGGTTTCCAGGATGACCTGACGCTGGCAAGGTCGTGATCCATCACCAGGATCGCCTATATGGCAAAAAGTCGACGCAAGCGCGAATCAGTAACGCATCCCGAAAAGCGAGGACTCTATACTCGCAAGCCGCATCGCCCGCGCATTTTTGACAAGCCGGATTGGCCGAATCTGCGGGAGGCAGTAATCGGCTTCACGCGCGAAGGCTACTACGTGGAAGACGCGATGCGCGCCGCCGGCCTTACGCCTCAATGGTGGTACAAATGGCAGGCCATTGCCGAGGGCGAGCTTGCGGCCGCGCATGAACGCATGAATGCCGACGGTGGCGACGATGTTCACGAATATATAGAGGCCGACCAGAAAATCTGTGTGGAGTTCATAGAGGCAATTCGCCGTGCGCAAGCTGAGCGGATCATTCTGAATGCGCGCGAAATCCACCGCAGCAACCCGCTCGAGTACAATGCCCGGGTTCGGCCGGCCGACTGGGGCCGCAAGGACCGCGTGCTGATGGGCGCCGACCCCGAGCATCCGCCGCCGGCCGCGACCCATGTGCATGTCTATCTACCCGACAATGCCCGCGGCAAGCCCAAAGACGACGCCTGAGCTTCGGATTGCCCCGCAGGCGGGGCAGCAAGAGCGATTCCTCGCGACCGCAGCGGATGTGGCCATCTATGGCGGGAGCGCCGGCAGCGGCAAAACTCGCGGCCTCATCCTCGAGCCGCTGCGGCATATCACCACCGTCCGGGGATTCGGCGCGGTGATCTTTCGCCGCACCTATCCGCAGATCCGGAATCAGGGGAGTCTTTGGACCGAATCGCACGAAGTCTATGGCGCGCTGAATGCCCGGCCGCTCGAGACCCTCGAATGGATCTTCGCGCCGCATAAAAATCGCATCAAATTTCAGCATCTCGAACACGATACGAGCGTGCAAGACCACATGAGCGCGCAATATCCGCTGATCGAATTCGATGAGCTGGTGCAATTCTCGGCCTATCAGTTTTTTTCGCTGCTGGGACGCAATCGATCCACCTGCGGGGTGCGGCCCTATCTGCGGGCCGCGACCAATCCCGATCCGGATTCCTGGGTGCGCGAATTCATCGATTGGTGGATCGGCGAGGATGGCTATCCGATCGCTAAGCGCTCCGGGGTGCTGCGCTATTTCGTGCGCATCGATGACGCAATTGAATGGGGCGCCAGCAAGCGCGAGCTGATCGAGCGATTTCCGAAGGAGAAATTTCGCCCCGATGACATCCTATCGGTGACCTTCATCGCGGCCACGATCGAGGACAATCCGGCGCTTCTCAGCAAAGATCCGAGCTATCTCGCCAAGCTCAAGGCGCTGCCGAGAATCGAAAAAGCGCGATTGCTCGGGGGCAATTGGAATTCGAAGGCCACCGCCGGGAAGGTCTTCGCGCGCACCGATTTCGATATTGTGCCAGCGGTTCCCGAAGGCGGCGTCCAGCGCATTCGATCCTGGGATCTGGCCTCGACGCCAGGCGGCGGCGATTGGACGGTCGGATTGCTGATCTGCCGGGCGGCGAATCGGCGCTTCTATATCGAGGACGTGGTGCGCGTCCAGCAATCCGAGCATAATGTCCGCAAGATCATGAAGAATGTCGCATCCGCCGACGGCAAGGATACGACCATTCGGATTCCGCAGGATCCGGGGCAAGCGGGAAAATGGCAGGCAAAGGATATCGCTCGCGATCTCGCCGGCTATGCGGTGATTTTCCGGCCGGTCACCGGAAAAAAATATAACCGCGCCCGCCCGCTTTCGGCGCAAGCGCAAGCCGGAAATGTCTCGCTGGTGGAAGGGCCATGGAATAAGCCATTTCTGAATGAAGCGGAGAATTTCACCGGCGAGGAGGGAGGAGTGGATGACCAGATCGACGCCGCGGCGGATGGCTACAATGAGCTTTGCGCCATGCAGCAAAGCGAGCCGCGGATCCGGCAGCTCTGACAGCAGGAGGGCATCATGGGATTCGATGCATCATCCGCCAGGCAATCGCAGCAAGGCCCGGCATTGACGCCGGGATGATGCGAAATGGCCACTAAGCTCTTCATAGCGCAATTCGGGGTGACCGGCGACACGGTCTACAGCGGCGCGATGCTGAATGTCGACGGATCGCAGCGCACGATCTTCTGCTGGGGCACATTCGGGCGCGGCTCGGTCTATGTCGAATATTCCCCGGATGGCATCAATTGGTTTCGCGATCGCACCGATGAATCGACATTCTGGGAGAACGACCTGCGCACCTTGAGGCCGGCGGCCGGCATCTGGATACGCGGGGCTTTTGTCAATCCGCTCGATCCGAGCTCGATCAATCTCTGGGTATTCTGATGAGCCAGGATTTCTTCAATCGCAACGGCCCCTATAATCTCCTGATCGCCCAGGGCAAGATCCCGGGCGCCGAGGCGATCAGCGGATTCGGCCTGAGCGTCACCGGCGGGGCGGTGACCAATCAGATCATCTGGCCCGGCACGACTTTCCATATTCCGCCCATGGCCGGCACCCAGATGAATCTGGTAAGCACCAGCGCCGATGATAACCCGGCTGGCACCGGCATTCGGCTGGTCGAAATCCATTATCTCGACGGCAATCTGGATCCGCAGGTCGAGCAGCTCGCGACCAATGGGCTGACGCCGGTGCCGACCGTGGCAACCGATATCCGCTTCGTGCAATGCCTGCATGGCTATTTCACCGGAACCGGGCTTGCCGCTGCTGGCACGATCTCGCTGAGCTTCGGCGGCCTCACCTATGCCATCATCCGCCCCGGCCGCATCCGCTGCGAATCGAGCGCGCGCATGGTGCCGCGCGGCAAGCAGCTGATCGTGTCCGATCTGGCCGCCGGCGCGAGCAGCGGCACCGCCGCGGCGAATGTGCTGGTCGAATATGTCGCGACCCAGATCGATGTCAATATCAAGACCTATGAAAATCTATTCTTCCCGCATGGGATCGCCGCGCTGCAGGACAATACATCGACCATGTCGCTGACATCGCCCGGGCCCTTTCAGCCAGGGGTGGTGGTGGCGATGCGGGCCACGACCGACAAAGCGGCATCGGTGACCGCCAGCTGGTTCGGCTGGATCGAGAATCTCCAATGACGATCGCGAGCAGCATCCGAAATTTCATGGGCGCCATGGTCCCGGGGATCCGGCAGGCCAAGGCCTCGGCCACGCATCTGATTGTCTCGATGCAAAGCCTCGGCCGGCCGGTCTGGACGCCAAGGCGCTATGACAAATTCGCCCAGGAGGGCTATCAGAAGAACATCATCGTCTATAAGGCGATCCGCGAGCTGCTGCTCGCGGCCGAGCAGGCGCCATGGTTCGTTCAGCGGCTGGTCGCCGGGCAATGGAAAGAAGATGAGATGAATCCGCTCGCCGCGCTGCTCAAGCGCCCGAATCCGCAGCAGAGCGGGCCGGTATTTTTCGGATCGCTGATGGGCTTTTATTCGATCGCCGGCAATGCCTATATCGAGGCGGTGCGGCCATCGCCCGGGCGGGCTCCCAAGGAGCTCTATGCCTTGCGGCCTGATCGCATGAAGGTGATCCCCGGGCCATCGGGCCCGGACGGCTATGTCTATACCGTCAACGGCGGGGAGAAAACATGGGAAGGCGAAGCCGCTGGCGATATCCGGCATCTGAAAGATTTCAATCCGCTGGATGATTGGTATGGCCAATCGCCCATGGAGGCGGCCGCCTTCGATATCGATATCCACAATGCCGCGCTCGAATGGAATAAGGCGCTGCTCGATAACGGCTGCCGGCCGAGCGGCGCGCTGATCTATGAGCCGAAAACCGAATCGGCGCCGGCGATGCTGAGCGATGAGTCCTTCCTGAAGCTCAAGCAGCAGATCGATGATCTCTATAGCGGCAAGAGCAATGCCGGGCGCCCCTTGCTGCTCGAAGGCTGGCTGAAATGGGTGAATTTCATGCTGTCGCCGGCAGATATGGATTTCATCAATTCGAAGAACACCTCCGCGCGCGATATCTGCGCCGCCTGGGGCGTGCCGCCGCAGCTCCTCGGCATTCCCGGCGACAATACGTTCTGCCTGCCGGGATATTCCAGGATCTCTACGCCGACGGGTCCGGTCAACATAGAAGATATACGCCAAGGCGCGGAGGTCTGGTCCCTGAGCGATGGCGAGCTCGTCAGGCGTCGCGTAGTCTGGCAAGGACTCGTAGGGGCCAAGCGCCTCTATGCCGTCAAGACGAGGAACAGGACGCTCCATGCGACCGGGAATCACCCCGTGCTTGTCAGGCGATCGGAAATCGTGGAGGCGCCGATGGTCGACAGCCGGAACAGCGAAGAACTG